AACGCCTTACGCAGTTGCAGAATTTCAGATTCCTGTTCAGCCACCGTGCGGGAACCAGGAGTACCGAGCCCTTTTCTGGCGGCGGTAACCCATTGTCCTAAAGTGCCTTCAGGAAGAGATAATCGGGAAGCGCCTTCACTGATCGAAAGTTGATTTTCAAGAACCGTTCTGACAGCTTCGGCTTTGAACTCTTTAGAGTAACGTTGGGTTTTTCTGCTCATTATTAGCTCCTTCTGATGCCATTCTATTTCAGGAAGGAGTGTCCGTTAAACTCAGGCTACCTCACTATGCAGCGCGTGCTGGCGTTTTATCAGGGGAAATTTCAGGAGGCGGTACTGTGAGTAAAATTAGCTATCAGGCTTCAATTACCGCTGGTATTCGCATCAAAGGAGAGGAGCATGGAAATAAAACCAGAAGATGAGTTGGTAATGACTCCAACTTATTGATAGTGTTTTATGTTCAGATAATGCCCGATGACTTTGTCATGCAGCTCCACCGATTTTGAGAACGACAGCGACTTCCGTCCCAGCCGTGCCAGGTGCTGCCTCAGATTCAGGTTATGCCGCTCAATTCGCTGCGTATATCGCTTGCTGATTACGTGCAGCTTTCCCTTCAGGCGGGATTCATACAGCGGCCAGCCATCCGTCATCCATATCACCACGTCAAAGGGTGACAGCAGGCTCATAAGACGCCCCAGCGTCGCCATAGTGCGTTCACCGAATACGTGCGCAACAACCGTCTTCCGGAGACTGTCATACGCGTAAAACAGCCAGCGCTGGCGCGATTTAGCCCCGACATAGCCCCACTGTTCGTCCATTTCCGCGCAGACGATGACGTCACTGCCCGGCTGTATGCGCGAGGTTACCGACTGCGGCCTGAGTTTTTTAAGTGACGTAAAATCGTGTCGAGGCCAACGCCCATAATGCGTGCTGTTGCCCGGCATCCAACGCCATTCATGGCCATATCAATGATTTTCTGGTGCGTACCGGGTTGAGAAGCGGTGTAAGTGAACTGCAGTTGCCATGTTTTACGGCAGTGAGAGCAGAGATAGCGCTGATGTCCGGCAGTGCTTTTGCCGTTACGCACCACCCCGTCAGTAGCTGAACAGGAGGGACAGCTGATAGAAACAGAAGCCACTGGAGCACCTCAAAAACACCATCATACACTAAATCAGTAAGTTGGCAGCATCACCAAGATGAGTTAAGCAATATCGTTTTATTTCCGGTAAAAGAGGATGACCCACGTAATCAGGTTAATTTTCTTTATGAACCATCGGAAAGACCATATTGCCATCACGCCTCTGTCCGGGTTGACGAAAAAGAGCGTCAGGTCCGCTGTAAAATCTGCGGTGCGGTTGTGGAGCCGTTTGACTGGATGCTCTCTGTGGCAAAAAGAGAAACCAGACTGGCAGATGATGTAAGGCTATTGCGCCAGGAGGAACAGGAAAGGCGGAGAAATATAGAAAAGCTGATACAGATTGAGCGTAACGCGAAAGCGCGGATACGCAGGGCGACAAAATCCAGAACTGAATAATTAAATTTAGCACTGTTAAAAATTTAATCCTTAACCGGAGGGATTTCTGCACCCTCAAATCATCAGGAGACCGCTCGAAAGGGCGGTAATGAATGGTTACATTATTTAGAAAAAATATCCGCGAAAGAGTAGAACAACAGAATTCCTGTTTCTCATTCTGTTTATCGTGTTGATGACACCGATATCCCCGCTAATTTTTGTCTGGATAATCGGAAAAATAATTGAGCCAGTTATTGAATTGTATAACGACGTGGTATGGGCGTCATTCAACACACTGCACAATAAAATTAATCCGTATAAGGAAAGCTGATATGGCACTGACGAAAAAACAACGTGCAGAACTGCGCATGAAGTTCGGTGGTCGCTGCGCTTATTGCGGCTGCGAACTTGGCGAAAAGTGGCATGCAGACCATGTAAAACCGGTCATTCGTTTTGATGGAAATATGCTTCACCAGGAACGTGACGATATATCCAACATGGTACCAGCATGCCACCCATGCAATCTGCACAAGCATTGCAGTAGCCTGGAAGATTATCGACGAATTATCAGTGATGGTCGTCGTGAATTCCTTGCGTCCGGGAAAGGCAAAGCGCTGGTTCGTATGGGATTGGTTGAAATGAAATCTGACCCGGTTGTGTTCTGGTTTGAAAAATATCAAGAAGGGGCTACGGCATGACCACTATTACCAAAGAGCGACTGCAATGGCTGGCTAACATTTCTGGCCGCGATGATATTGACGATATAGACGGCGGTGAAATTCGTGAACTGGCGCTTATCGCTCTGGCATCACTGGAAGCAGAGCCTGTAGCGGAATGCATTGTTGAAGATGGGGGCATGTGTATTGACGGGTTCGGTGAGTATGTGGGTCACTCGCTGCCTGATGGAATGCATGAGCTTTATGCTGCCCCGCGAATGCGACAACCTGATGGATGGAAAGCCGTAGCTGTAGCGTGGAAGGTGACGTTTACTCAAGTTGACCAGGAATCTAATACGTTCACTGCTATATATTTTGACAAAGCGGAAGTTGAGTGTTGGGTACGACTGCATAAAGCATGTGATTTTCGGGCAGATATAACACCGCTTTACGCAGCGCCGGCAGTGCCGGTTGCAGTAAACGACGACATGGCTTACGCATTCCATCACGCACTGTCAGATTCATCGCTTGGCTCTGATGAAATCGAAGAAATTAAAACCGGTTTGCGTGCTGCCTTTGCCAACGTCACTATCCAACCAGAGCCGATAGTGCCGGATGAAATCGGGCCAAACGATAGTAATACGTTTGATTATGTTGATGGCTGGAACGCCTGCCGCGCTGCCATGCTTAAGGGAGATAAATAATGATTAATCGAACCAAACTGGAGCACATTCTCGAATATGCCAGGCAGCAGAAATGTATTGGGCAACTTTGTAAAATTCCACCAGGAGATATGGTTGAAATCGTGGAAATGGCCATGCGTAAGGCTGGCAACTCTCCGGTAGCTCCGGCTGGCTGGATAAGCTGTAGTGATGCAGTTCCTGCTGAATATTGCGATGTGATTCTTCTCGATGATCTCGGGAATGTATTCCCCGGTTCCTGGGATAAGGTTTTTTGCCCCACTCGTGGCGGGAATAAGATGGCTTTTGTGGACAAAGACGGCGTTGAAGTAGAGAGCTCAACTCACTGGATGCCGCTACCGGAACCACCGCAGGAGGTGAATCAATGACCTGGCCTGAGGCATTCACCACGGTAGGAATTGCGATGGCGGTGGCGCTGGTGGTGTATTCGATTTGCCGTTGGGGTTAACAAACAAAAACCCCGGATTGATGGTCCGGGGTTTTTGAAGGAAACAAAACAGAAACAGCAATTGCCGTTACCTGTTGTTACCATGGCAAGTAAACGTATCTCAGGCGAGCGCATTGCGCCGTTCTGACGCAGATAAACTAGCCTGGATAGATGGTGCTGGCAATAAAAATAGCGTTTTCTTATCGGTGTCGGTAAGATTGCTGCGGGTGCTTGAGGCTGTCTGCCTCGGGTATGTCACTGTAAGGCAGACAGAGAAAAGCCCCAGTTAACATTACGCGTCCTGCAAGACGCTTAACATTAATCTGAGGCCCAATCTATGTCTCACAAATGTAGGTTAGCCTCTTACGTGCCGAAAGGCAAGGAGAAGCAGGCTATGAAGCAGCAAAAGGCGATGTTAATCGCCCTGATCGTCATCTGTTTAACCGTCATTGTGACGGCACTGGTAACGAGGAAAGACCTCTGCGAGGTACGAATCCGAATCGGCCAGACGGAGGTCGCTGTTTTCGTAGACTACGAATCTAGAGAGTAAGAGTGACCAGGCGGGAGAGTAATCTCCCGCCACCTTTGATGTGTCAGGCATCCTCAACGCACCCGCACTTAACCCGTTTCGGCGGTTTTTTGGTAATGACTCCAACTTATTGATAGTGTTTTATGTTCAGATAATGCCCGATGACTTTGTCATGCAGCTCCACCGATTTTGAGAACGACAGCGACTTCCGTCCCAGCCGTGCCAGGTGCTGCCTCAGATTCAGGTTATGCCGCTCAATTCGCTGCGTATATCGCTTGCTGATTACGTGCAGCTTTCCCTTCAGGCGGGATTCATACAGCGGCCAGCCATCCGTCATCCATATCACCACGTCAAAGGGTGACAGCAGGCTCATAAGACGCCCCAGCGTCGCCATAGTGCGTTCACCGAATACGTGCGCAACAACCGTCTTCCGGAGACTGTCATACGCGTAAAACAGCCAGCGCTGGCGCGATTTAGCCCCGACATAGCCCCACTGTTCGTCCATTTCCGCGCAGACGATGACGTCACTGCCCGGCTGTATGCGCGGGGTTACCGACTGCGGCCTGAGTTTTTTAAGTGACGTAAAATCGTGTTGAGGCCAACGCCCATAATGCGTGCAGTTGCCCGGCATCCAACGCCATTCATGGCCATATCAATGATTTTCTGGTGCGTACCGGGTTGGGAAGCGGTGTAAGTGAACTGCAGTTGCCATGTTTTACGGCAGTGAGAGCAGAGATAGCGCTGATGTCCGGCAGTGCTTTTGCCGTTACGCACCACCCCGTCAGTAGCTGAACAGGAGGGACAGCTGATAGAAACAGAAGCCACTGGAGCACCTCAAAAACACCATCATACACTAAATCAGTAAGTTGGCAGCATCACCTTTTGTCTCTATGTTGATATAACCGTTTGTACTTATAAACCTGGAGGCATCGTGGAAAAAATAAAGAAACTATTTAGTAGTAAATACGCAGTCATACGTCGTGATGACCTGTCAGTTATAGTCGAAATGGATTACTTCCCTGAAACCAAAAAATCAATGATGTATCGTAATGGTCGAAAGGCAATTTTTTTACCGATGAGGGTAAGTGACATTATGGGAAATGATAAACTGCTGGATGAATTGCGAGTCAGAGCATCCTGTTAGTATTGGCATTAATTCTGGTATACTACATAACGGGCTGAACACCCATTCTACTGCGCCAGCGGAGAACTACGATGGCGCATATACAACTGATCAAACAAACCTCTTCCGGATTACTTCTCCCGGCGACGCCGGAGAGTTGCGATTTTCTGCATCAAATCAAAACAGGTGAGTGGATACACGCAGACTTTAAGCGTGTGCGTAACTACGCATTCCACAAGCGTTTTTTCAAACTCCTGCAACTGGGATTCGATTACTGGACTCCGGTCGGTGGGGCGATCACGCCTCGCGAACGAGAACTGCTGTCTGGTTTCGTTGATTACCTGTGCGAATCAGTAGGTCGGGAACATACGCCAGCTCTGAGCGAAGCCGCAGAGCAATATCTGAATACAGTTGCGACACGCAGAACCCGGGATACGGCATTGCTAAAGTCGTTTGAGGCTTTTCGCGAGTGGGTAACCATTCAGGCTGGATTTTACACCGAACATTTTTATCCGGACGGTAGCCGCGGGCGTCGGGCAAAATCCATCGCTTTTGCGAATATGGACGAAACCGAGTTTCAGCAGGTTTATAAATCTGTTCTGAATGTGCTGTGGAACTGGATTCTGTTCCGTAAATTTTCCTCTCCGGAACAAGTCGAAAATGTGGCCGCGCAGCTGCTGGAGTTTGCGTAATGGTGGATTTACGTAAAGCGGCGCGGGGGCAGATGTGCACCGTCAGAATTCCTGGCTACTGCAATCACGATCCGGAAACGTCTGTGCTGGCGCATTACCGACTGGCGGGAACGTGCGGAACAGCGATAAAGCCACACGATATGCAGGCAGCGATTGCCTGTAGCTCGTGCCACGATTTAATCGACGGGCGGGTAAAACCCAGCGATTACACCAAAGAAGAATTACGCCTGATGCATGCAGAAGGTGTTTTTCGCACACAAGAAATCTGGAGAAAGGAGGGATATTTATGATTTACCCAACGAATACAGGAAAAAGCGGAGAACACCTTCGTCTCACCACGCTGGAAAGTGTCTGGATTCAGGGAAAACTACGTATGTGGGGGCGCTGGTCGTATATTGGTGGCGGTAAGACGGGGAATATGTTTAACCTGATGTTGACCTCTAAAAAGCTGACAAAAACGGCAATTAACGAGGCGCTCCGGAGGATGAAAAAAGCAGGTCTGAACAAGTCTGAACTTGAGGCTTTTTTGCGGGATATGATTAACGGTAAGCAAAAGAGCTGGCTGGCGCATTGTACTGATGCAGAGGCGTTATGTATTGATCGGGTCATAAGTGAGGTGCTGGCAGAGCATCCAGGATTGATTAGCGTCCTTCGGCAACGGTATGAGGGGCGGGGGATGACCAAACGCAAAATGGCTGAACTGCTGAATGATGCACACCCGAAATGGAGTTTAAGAACCTGTGAAAGACGCATTGAGCATTGGCTAAAGGTGGCAGAATTTATTTTGTACAAACCAATGGTTATGGCTTTTGGTATAGAGAAAAAAGTTATTGCTTTTTGACGTAAAAACTGCTTCAATTCTTGTACGCTTCGCAAAGCTGTACCGCGAGGCGAATAGCAGACATGGACATTTGAAAGAGCCCGCTTTATGCGGTTTTTTTATACCTGAAAAACGGCACAGGACGTTAAACGTGCTGGTGGTCAGATGAGTTTGCAGATGTGATGACATATGGTTATTATTCTGCCTCCGGCCCTTTAGCTCAGTTGGTCAGAGCGAGCGACTCATAATCGCCAGGTCGCTGGTTCAAGTCCAGCAAGGGCCACCAACCACCACTAGCTCATCCGGATAGAGCATCAACCTTCTAAGTTGACGGTGCGAGGTTCGAGTCCTCGGTGGTGGGCCAGCGCCGACTTAGCTCAGCAGGCAGAGCAACTGACTTGTAATCAGTAGGTCACCAGTTCGATTCCGGTAGTCGGCACCATATGCGGGCATCGTATAATGGCTATTACCTCAGCCTTCCAAGCTGATGATGCGGGTTCGATTCCCGCTGCCCGCTCCAGCGAGATTTGAGACGAAGGTTGTTATTTGCACTGACACAATATTGTGTGGGAATGTCTGACTCCTTACCATCTCCTGTTCTGTGATGTTGTTTTGTTGCAGTTCCAGTGCTCTTTTTTCAGCACCAGAATGGTGCATTGTCGGTCAGGTTACGTAGTGAACCTCTGGCAGGGGACTGATGATTCATCATTCTGGTGTTGTAAATATCTCTTCGGACAACTTACAAAATATTCTAAGCAAACCCCGGGAACACACTCTTAACTGCCTTGGCTGGCGGTTTTTTGTACAGCGCTCGGTATGTGTGAGCTGGAAATCAGATTTTGCATGGACTGGAATCATGCTGTTATTTAGGGGCGAAGAACTGGCTTTTTCTTCCGCCTTCTCACCAGTAACGATTAGAAAAATAATGAAATGCCCCCCTCCGGGGAGGAGGACCGTAGAAAAAAGGACCCGCCAGCAAAAACATTGGGGATGAACAGCTTTCGCTACTC